GTCTAAAAATGATTGCTCATATGATAGTAATTCATCGTGAGTGCTGAATGATGTCTCCTCGACAAGGTAAAATAAAAATGCATAAATGCCATATTTATCAAACGCTCGTTGGAGTTGAACATTATGGTGCGTCTGATTTTTTAACGCACGCTTATGACTCGCTAAACGTTTGTTGACATTTATTGAACTTCCATAATATTTACGTTTAGATTCAATGTGTTCAATACAATAAATTCCCTGCATAGTAGAATTACCTGTTATTGTATTTATACAGAAAATGGGAAGTCTATATGGCTATGATGCTGGTAGTTGACCAGTTTGCAATCATCAATAGTAAAATCATCAATATTTTTAATCTTCGGGTTTAACCATAATGACGGGAGTGAAAGTGGAGGGCGAGTAATTTGCTCTTTAACCCCATCAATTTGATTTAAATATATGTGGCAATCACCTATCGTATGAATGAAATCCCCAACTTGCAAATCGCACACTTGCGCAATCATGTGAGTAAGTAGGGCATATGATGCAATGTTGAACGGTCCGCCCAATGGGTAGTCACAAGATCTTTGATACATCTGGCAACTTAACTCGTCCTTACTGTTTACAAAAAATTGTGACATGACATGGCAGGGCGGAAGAGACATTTGACCCAACTCTGCCACGTTCCAAGCAGACAGTATGTGTCTACGACTGTATGGATCTTTTTTGATGCCATCAATCAGATTTTTCAACTGATCAACTTCAGCGTATTCCCACTCGGATGAACTTTTGTACTGTTTAGTGTGAGTGTTCCAATGACGCCATTGTACTCCGTAAATACGGCCAACATCACCGTTGAATGCAGCGTGTGGTTTCCAATATGAGGAGTTAGCATTATCAGTCCAAATGGTAGTTTTACTGTCGTCGCGTGTCTCATGCAAAATTTCGCATAGACGCCGCTCGTCATTAGACCCCTCAATGAACCACAACAATTCTGACACTACTGATTTCCAAGCTAATTTTTTTGTAGTAATAGCTGGGAACCCTTTGCGTAGATCAAATCGTTGCTGTAACCCGAACAATCCAATCGTACCAGTACCAGTGCGATCAGATCGTTTATCACCTGCTTCTAAGATAAGTGCTAAATTATCCAGGTATTGTTTCATAAATCTTTAAGAATACGATCAGTGAATGGTTGAACAGTTTTTGCTACTGAGTCAATACAAATAAAAAAATCAAGATCCTCGATGTTATCATTACACGAGTCAAGCTTGCTATTGATTTGCTCTTCAATGTCAGACGCTGACGCACCACTATCAATCAAATCTTTGATGTTTACTGTTATAGTAGATCCATCTGACAGATTGATAGTGAGAGCTTCCAAGAGTTCAATTGGAACTTCATCCTTTGAGACAGACTTTAAAATGGATTCCCACTTTGAACGGTCACTGATGTTAATCTTTTTTGACTTAGGCTTTTTGGGCTTTCTTGGTTGCGACATTATTTGAAACCTTCACAGTAGCGGCAGCAGCGACTTTCTTAACCTTTGGGACCTTCACAGCCTTAACTTTTTCAGTTACTGGCTTGGGCATAAGTTTTTCAGCTTCCGCTTTGATTCTGGTTGCCTCGGCAATAAGAGCATTACCCTCAGCTATCATGCGAGCAGATTGTGCGAGTTGCTGGTTAGCAATATCTGCGTCAGACAGCACACCGTCATCAGGCGCCGCAAGTGGTGCTACTTCAGGTAATTTTTTAACGGGCTCACCAACATCACGGGCGGTAGTCGTGTTGTTACGCTTCTTTTGCTGTAGTCCAGTCTGCGCGTCCATCTCGGCCAACTTCTTCACAGCGTCCTCGCCCTTCGCCATCTCCACCAGCAAACTGTTCAGCTCATCAAGCCTGATCTTTGCGTTGGTGGTCGGGGTCATGATGACTTGGTTGGTTGGGACCTTCTTCATCATGCCCTCACGGTGAAGAACCTCGAGTGCATTGCGCCCGTCTGCCATGATAACACGATGCAAAGCATCAGCCAAGTTAGCAGATTGCTGCCCAACTGGACTTTCAAGACATGACATTACCGTATCGTGGATAATACGTGGTAGTACATCACTGTATACCAGCAGGCACATATGATCCTCACCTGGGATGGTGTGAAACATTATCACAGCCTTTTTTTCATTATGTTTTGCAACGTGTTTTAACATGATTTTTCCTTTAAATTATTCAGCAGCCGCAGTGTCGTCGGTAGGGCTGCCGCGGTATTCTCGGTGGGATGGATCGTTATCAGCGGTAGTATCTGGTGTGGTGGCCGGGGTTGCATCAACTGGTTTGGTTTGAATTGCGCCAGTTGATTCCAAGAACTTGAACAAGCGGTCATACAACCCACCAACATTGGACAACTCGTCAGCCTTGAACGCACCGCGTGATGCAGCAACTTGAACTACTTGCAACACCAGTAATAGGTCTTGAATGGTTAGTCCAGAAGTAGCTGCTGGTTGTTCAGTGGTTTGATCTGTGGTTTGTTCTGTCGTCATATTATACTCCTATATTATTGTAATATGCTACTTTATTTATCGAGCATTCAGGGGGCTAAAATTTTTTTGTCAGTACGTTGGTGTAACATTAAACGTAGGCAGCATAAGTGCGAAATATGATAACTCGCCGTGATTTTCAAACGCAATGACTACCTTTTTTATGTCGGTTGGATTGAAATAAAATCTGCTCTCAGTATTTTCGTGTATCCAATCAAAAATGATTTTTGGCTGGTACACATTGAGCGCAAATTCCATTCTCAAAAAATGAGGTGGGCAATACTTTAACTCACGCTTGCCATACACTGCAAGTGGATTGGCGGTCGGCGGCATTTCTTTAAGCATATTTGGTAAATCTCGGTGTTTTGGGCATTTTTTCTTGAATTCTTTGCCTGTTCACGGCTATATCATCTTCAGTCGGAGTCCAGTCAGCAAGTTCAAATCCATGATACTCGAGTTCCATATTTCTGAACTGATATGACACGTTGAACCCACGAGATAAACACTCGGCATGCAGCTCATTATATCTCTTCCAAAGCCAGCCCAACTTGTCAACAAAAAATTTAACATGCCCGGCGCCCAGAACATATTTTTTTGGTATGTTAGGGTATGACCGTGAAAGAATCCCCTTTAGCAAACAGTTGGGGATTCTTTTCAGTTCACGGTGCTCAGCCAGCAAGTGTTGGTCACATAGTTCAGTAACTGGGACGAGGTTGATTCGCGTCATTTCATTAGATCTGCTACTGAGTCATAACTATCCATATCGAGCTGATGCTCAGATGGAAGATTGCCACGCATAAATTCCATTCTGGTCTCAACGTGCGCCCATGCCGTTGAGTAGCCATCGCCATTGAACTGTTTGACAGTTTTACCGTACCAGTATGGTCCAAGAACGTGCTTCACCCTCACCCACTTCAAATTATTCAGCGGGGTTTTAGTGAACGGTGATGAAAACGAGTACCCGTCGCCATACCCATTGCCCGTTGACATCAACGCCAACGGGCGGCACCAATCGTTGGCGTTGATGTGATCATTTTCCTCAAGTAATTGAATACTGATCATCGTGATCCTTATTTTTGATCATAATGTTGATGTATCTGTAATATAACTATAAATAATTATATGCGATTTAAAGAATTTAGTCAACCTGTAAAAGAGTCATTAGTTGGTCAATCTTCACCGGTTCCGAAAAAACAGAAGAAATCAACTGCACAGAAAAAAATTGAAGAATTATTCAAAAAGGATAAATAAAGGTGTAGTTCGCGGCTGGCAGGCCCAACTACTCTAACACTCATTGAAGGAGTATCAGCTATGTCTATATTTAAGCCTACCTGGCTCTACATAAAACAACATAATCAAACTGGCCTGAAGTATTTCGGAAAGACTACTAAACCTTATTCCGTGATGATTAGGTATTGCGGTTCTGGAAAATACTGGAAAGCACATCTTGCACAGCACGGTAAGGATATTACTACTCTTTGGTATCATTTATACATCACTAAAGAAGAGTTAGTTGACGACGCGTTAGCTTTTTCTCGGTCACATAATATTGTCAATTTGAAAGATTCAACTGGGAAAAAGGTTTGGGCAAATTTGATTTTAGAAAATGGGTTAGATGGCGCACCATTGTCAAAAGTATTAGTAGACAAACCAAACAAGTTAAAATGGGCACCGGCCAAGGATGCTGTAACTGGCCAAAAATTAGGGAAGGTCATACCCTCAGATCTACGCTGGGCAACTGGCGAAATCGTGCATACAAGTGTAGGTTCTCGTTATTCTGCCGAGGAACTTCAAAAAAGAAAAGGGTGGAAACAACCTGAATCAGCATGCAAGCGGATATCCGATACACATAAAGGTTCAGGTAATTCACAGTATGGTACTACCTTTGTTATAAACCATGTTACACAACAGAAAAGTAGAGTTAAAAAGGAATTGGTACCGCACTTGATTGGTCTTGGGTGGGTACCAGGAAATAAACATGCTTATTCTTATGTAACTATTAGTTAGGCTCTATCGTAATACGCGAAAGTGCCGAAGGGGGGCTCAATAGTAGTTGACCCATGGATGATAAACACGGTATCACAATAATTTTCATCACCCCAACTACCGGCCGGATATCCGTCAGTGAACATGATGAATTTCTTCGGAGTGATGTCGTTTTCTTTCATATATTCCCAACATGCCATAAAGTCGGTACCCCCACCACCTTGTGGTACGTAATCCAACAACTCGCCGGCGTTGTCTTGGGTGAACGTGGCTGGATTGTACACTTCAGTATCGAAGGTAAAGACTGTGATCTTGAAGGCATCATACATCTGCATAATGCCGTGGATTTCGCTGAAAAAATCCTTGCACTGTACATCGCTGATGGAGCCTGACAGGTCAACTGCAATGCAAATGTCAATCATGTCTGCATTATTTTGACCAGGCAAAATAGCATCCATGTGCCAGCTGCGACGTGACGGGCGCATAAAAGTATAGTCAGCCTTGACGGTACTTTCAATCTGTTGTTGCAACAGTTCGCGCCAGTTCATCTTCGGGTCAGTCATACTGTCGAGGATACGTTTGACACCAGCCGGCAAGTTACCAGCACCGCATGATTGTGCAGCACTCAGCATCGCTTCCTTGATCTCATCGCGAATTGCCTTGCGTTCTTCTTCAGTGAGTTTAGGACGGCCCTTGCCCTTGCCCTTGCCATCACCGTCGCCGTCACCATCTTCGTCATCATCTCCCAAGTGCTCATCGAGCAACTTGTCGAGCATGCTGTCAATGTCGATTTTTTCAGCATTTTTATACAGCTCGTCGTACACTTCCTCGGCTGACATGCCGCGATATTTTTCGTCAACCAAGATCTCAACTACAGTGATGCGCTCGCCAATCTTTTGGTCAATCAGATCAAGATTGACACAATAGTCAGCTGCAATGTTAAACAACCGGGGATCACGATCACCGTTGCGAGCCATGTGCTCATATACGTTATGCAACACCTCATGACCAAACCCAAACTCAAGTTG